GCCTTGCGGCGGCGGGACAAGAAGTCAGACGTTTCCTTCTGGTGGGCAAATGGTTTGAACTTGCCCGTCCACGTGTAGTCGGTGAGGATGGTCATTTTTTATTTTTCCGTTCGGCCTGTTCTATATAGTCAATCAATTGCCACCCCGTTATCCGCACTTGTTCTTTCCACCCTTCTCTACCACCCGGTACTGTTATGAACGCAAGTTGGCCTTCCAGAATCAATCGCCGCGCTTGGCGCAAAGTCATGCTTAAAGCATGAGCAACCTCATCAATTGAATACAAAGGGTTGAACAATATATTCCGTACGATTTGCTCCTTTGCCCCCTCTGCCTTAGTTGGCTTCGGGTCCGGGGCGGGTTTTTTATGTGTCTTGTTCCATAGCGGCTGTTCTGCAATTATTGCTTTGCGCTCCGCATCCAAAGCGGCATTTCTATCCGTGTACTCTTCGACTTCTATTTTGCCTATATGGTTAAACCATTCAGAATAACTCCTGTGTTGGGCTAGTCTGGCAACCGCGTTAAGCGAAATACCAACATACAAAAGCGCCCCATCCTTATGGTAGTGCCTATATAGTTGGGTTGTTGTTTCGCTCATTTCTTCTTCCTCTCGCGCTTGCTCACCTCAGACACGAGGTTGTGCTTGTTGTCTCTCTTGAAGGAGCGATTAGCCGACGCGCTCTCTACACGCACGCCGTCTTTGTTGGAGCCGCCCTTATCCATAGCTACGATATGGGCAACGTCCTTACCGTCACCCTTGCTAACCTTGCCAGCCTTCATCAGTTTATTGCGGGCGGCGTTGCGGGCTACGCGGTTCTTCACCTGCTGCGGGCTGTCTTCATACTTGGCAGCGTTCTTGTACTTACGATCCTTGGGGTTCTTGTACGGCATTAGATGTTCCTTTCACTTCATAATCTTTTTTGACAAAACCTTCTTTACTTCCGTGAACAAACGTAGAGCGCACCCAAACTGTTTTAGAGGCAAGCCTTCTTATATGCCCCCGCCGTAGATGGCTTCGTTTACCTTCGCCTGTTCCTGTGTGTTCGTGCGGACTGTCCCAGACTTCCCCACCGATAGACAAAACGTGGTAGTCGTAAAAACGATTTCTACCTTTAGTGATAAGCTTTTGCCTTAGTTTAGACGGAGACTCTACTTTATGTATCGTTGTGTCGTGGACACTAAGCAATCTATACATATCCAGCAGTGTGTGCGCATCCACGGTAGCGTTTTCCTCTGCTTCTAGTTTAATCCTGTCCTTGCTATACCCCGTAAGCTCGGCGGTTCTGTTTATAGCATGTTGGGTAGACGGGTCCTTGTGGATACCCATACACAGCCCCCGCCGCTCAATAAATGTAACCCCGCTCAATATCGGTGTTGTCTGCCATAGACCTATATCTGGTTGGTAAATGGCGGTGTAGAAATTTATATCGTGTGGACGGTCTTTTACCTCAACAGCGGTAATTATTTTGTACCCTCTTTTTCTTACCATGGCGGACCTGTAATTTTCGTACGTTCCAACAGTCTCAATATCTCGGTACTGGAAGTCAGTCTCGCTAAGTATGGCTATGGTCGGGTAAGGAATATGAATCGGCTCTCTAAGGTCAGCTTTGTTTATTACAGAAGCACTTAGTTCCGGGACGTAAAACTTTGTCGCGGTGTCCAGCATTTGGTCCCACGCGATAAACGCTGCGTCTAGCTCGGGAAATCGGGCGTCCTTAGCTTTCAACTGCTGCGACAAGGAGTGAAATAGTTTCCAATGCCCTTCCTGTTTCATCACCGCTTCCTGTAGTGTTCACAACTAGTTACGGGGCACCAGCCGCATAGCGGCCCGGTCTTGGCATTCCAAACACCCGACTCATGGGCACCAGCTAGGCGCTCCAGTTCATCGCTAAAGACTTCAATATAAGCATCGCGCTTCGCGGCATCGTGGGTCTTCTTGGGAAACGCTTCGCAGACTACATACGCTAGCGCCGACTTAATCCTCTGAAGCTGTGGGAAGTGCAGGAACGCAGCGCCCGCCAGTAAGTCCAACTGCATAGTGTCTGCGTACTTGGCGCTCTTGCTGGTCTTGTAGTCCACCAGCCACCCCCTACCACGGTCTATAATGAGCAGGTCGGCAATGCCGCGCCACCACACGTCCTTGTCGAAGAACCCGCAGGGCTCGTAGCCAGCGTCCGTCTTCTTGACACCCAGCTTGAGCTCCGTGTGCTTCTCGCCGGGGATATTGTTAAAGGCAGCTACGGTAGGCTCAATGAACTTGAACTTGGCAGGGATCGGGGTGCCGAACTTGATGTAATCTTCAGCGGCCTTATGTACTTCCTGTCCGTAGACCGTGGCATCGCTGCCCGTGTCCTTAACGTCCTTGGCTACCTTAAGGTGGTAGTACTTCTTCGGGCACTGGTCGAAGGTTTTAATGCTACTGTAGGACCACGTAATCATGTGTCTAACAACCAATTCCCAACAATAATAATCGTGGCCCAGAAGCTGGAACTAACCAGTATCAATATCAAGCAACCACTAATACCTAATGGTTGCCCAAGCTCATCACGCTGTCTTGGTTTTTTGTTCATCTTGTCTGTATCCTAAAACGGCATCCACCAGCCGGGTCCCCCATATACGGACCATAGAAGACCGAGACATTCCGCGCTCCGCGCTGTACTGCATGAGCTCAATGCTGTCCTTATGGTGTGCTATATAACGCTCTTCGTCTAGGCGGCGAGCCCAGTCCTGCATGGCTTGCGTATCGTTTACGTCACGATCCCTGTTCACCCGTTTGTGTTTCAGGTCCCGCAAGTCTTTCAAGTAGTTCATGGGCGTATTGCTCTTACTTTGCTTGGTGTTTCAATTCGTTCCCCGGCAGGGCGGTAAGGCCAACCGTGGGATGCTTTAGGCGGGGGAGCAGGATACCGCAGACCCCACACGTTTTCCACATATTGTGTATCCGAACCCGCCATACTCCGCAGGTTGCTCAGTACTTCTCTAGCTGTTTCCAACATCACTATCCTCCTGACATTCGCGTAGTACCGCAGCGTAACCGGCGATATCAACTGCTGAATCCTCGTGGCCCGGTGTTTGAACAAGTCTAGCCAGTTTAACGGCTACCATGCAGCAAGCAACCTGTACCGGGGTAACAGGCACCCCGAGACAAACAGCCCAAAGGGCCGCAATCCTGTCCATGTTCTGGTTCATGGGGCCATACGTTAGCCCCCGCTCCTTGATAACTTGGCTGGCTTTGAGCAGCATGTCCGATCCGATTGTCATTTTACTTTCCCCGGGGGTCTTGGCGCACCAAAGTCACGATAGGCTTTGCGGCAGTGCTCTTCGCAGTATGGGTAGTTCTCTAATTTCTTACCTGTGCAGTACATAAATCTGTCCGTATAGGGATCACCCATAGGCCAGCGGCAGTCGTCAGCCTTAAGCGCCATAGTGGCGGCGCACACGTCACCCGCAGGGACAGTCTCGTTCACAATAGGTCTAGGCGGTATTGCCTTAGACATCGTCGTAGTCTTGCGCGAACCCTTTAGCTTCGACTTCGCAGCAGGTTGGGCAGACTTAACCCTCTGTATCCTCTGCCTAACCGGTACCCGCGCTGGCTCCCCCCGGGGCGTTAGCTTCAGCCTATGGGCCTTACCAATAACTGCGTTCCTAGTCGCACCAAGCTTGTCGCCCATACGCTGCGCGGTCCACCCTTCGGCCCAATACCGTTCAAGCAGGGCGATCTTCGCCGGGGTCCAGAACGGGGTCATTTCAGGTTGCCTCCCGACTTCACGATGTCCCCGCCGTACACATACGTACCCACGTGCTGCAACTGGAGGAACGGATTGGCGTAAATCTTGCCGCCGTGCTTCCTGAACAGTTCGCAGAAGTGGTAGTCCTCAGACAACAGAGCGCCGCCATCGTCGATACTGGTAGCGAAGTACTCGTGGATCAGCGGCTTGGCATACACACCATTCTCGTCCTTGAAAGATGCGACGCGGTACGTAGGCACATGGGGCTTCAGGTGTTCGAATACCCCCCGTTTGATTAGCATGAAGCCCGTACCGGCGTGGCGCACCTCGATCATACCCTCGGGGTCGGTCTCTGCGTGGCCTGTGCCGATCATGTTGAACACGAAGGACCCAGCGTAGTCCTGTAAGCCCTCCTTGCCATCCTTCGCGGCCTTTTCTACCCGTGCCCAGTCCACTTCCTTCTTGGGATAGATACCGCAGGCAACGTCCCGATCAGCGGCAAGCAGAGTAAGCACAGCCTCGGCGGTAAAACCAACGTCTGCGTCGATAAACATAAGGTAGTCGTGGCCGCGCTCCAGAAACGCATTAGCCAGATCGTTACGCGCCCGGGTAATCAGGCTCTCGTTCATCATCTGCGCCCAGTATACCCGCATACCCATGTCACGCAGCTTGGACACGGTAGCGAGTAGGCCGCTTACGTAGTGCCCAGTACACATACCGCCGTACATCGGCGTGGCAATCATAATGCTAGGCTTCTTCTCGGGGCCTTTGACGGCCACTTTGATTTCGTCGGTCATTATAT